ACTGCTAAATACTTTCAGGAGGCTGAGGTAACTGCAGCAGCAGATGATCAGCGGTGGACTAGTTGGTTAGCAAGGGATTATCGTCAAGACTTGGGTGCCCCAGATAAGGTGGCGTTTATCGTCTTTCTGAATTCTCAGAGTTCTTTCTATGACACCTATGGCAACTTTACTCCTGAATACAGAGATGCATTGTTGAATTTTGCCCCCATTCACCGTTCAAAAGATTCTTTTGCTGCTGTTTTTTATGCTCCTGGTGCTTTGCTGGAACTGCAAGATTACCTAAAAAATTCTTACGCACAGGATGGAGATAATCTTTATAGCTTTAAGCGTTATGGTATTCTGATTCGTCCAGATATTCCTGTAGATTTAAGTGCCGAATCTTATCTTGCCGATATGAGTAGAACTTTAACTGACTTTCAGGATTTAGAAGAGGAAAAAAGCGTTAATTTTGTCGCTCGATGCTGGGAATTGGAGCAAAAAGCGATTCCTCCATCTTTTACCGATCTCAAACAAAATTTTCCTAATCAGCTTTTCTTGCCTTTTAAGCCTAATATTGCTGATGACGATTTTTTGGCATATTTATTTTGGGTAACAGGCGACCCTTCTGATTTTAATTATTGGCGAACACTTTTGCCTGTCAAGGGGCGAAACATAAAACTTAGAAAAGTAAGCCAGCAACGAAACAGTATCGACGACCTCATGTATTACACGTATTTTGTGTACGTGGATGTGGAATTAACAGGTGGGGTTCAATCGCCAATTGTGAGAATTAGTCAGTTTGAATATAATGACTTAACCTTTGCCGATTTTACAGGTCGTAATGCGTATTATAAGACTAGCACTAAGAAATCTCTTGCTGTAAGCGATCTCGCTTCTGGCTTTCAAACTCCTAATGTTGTCCCTTTACAGCGCATTGCAAGTGGTGAAAGGCTTCCCGTATATTTCCGAACTGTCAAAGACCGTAGAACTAGTTATGTAATTAGAGCTTTTTATGGTAATGGTCAAATATGCCAAACTGATGTTACCTCGTCTGTCGAAGATCCAGTTACGGATATCCAACTTTACTTTGATTACAATCAAGTAACTAGAGCCTGGAGTTACAATCTTTCTGTAATAGCAAATGGAGTCAGGACAGATGGTCTGGCTCTTTTTGATGGATTTCAGAGCATAAGCGAAGATTTTGCTCCATTAGGACTCTATAATTTTATGGTTAGTCCAGTTGGTGCTTGGAGTTACGATGAGGATAAACTTGAGGAGGACGTGACTATCATCGAGGCTACTAATGCTCCGATTCAGAAAGTTGGGTTCACCAATCACGATGTCGCCATTGTCTTCAACGACACGGAGTTCTTGCCAAGCTACGGCGGCAATGCTCAAGCCCGCGTCCACAACGGCGATCTTGAATCAAGCAACAATACCGAGACTAATTTTATCTTGCGGGATCTTTTTAATTACGAAGACCTACTTGATGGCGTTTGGACTGGTGCCAAATTTACCGAATGGCTTGTGGACTGGAACAATCCCGCCATTAGGTTCAAGTTAGCCACAGGTCATATTGGTCGAATAACTACCGAATCGTCACATAATGGCGGTATATCTTGCAAATTGGAAATGCGATCGCTTTTGGCGCTTCTCCAGCAAAAAAACTATTTCCTAACGGTCGAGCATTGCCCCAAAACTTTCGGGAAAGAGGGTCGTGGGAACTGTCGTAAAAATCTGTTTGGCTTAATCGATCAGTTAGAAGTGATTGATATTGTCGATCCCCTACATTTCACCACCAACAGTACCCGCACTCAGGATGACTTTTATGGACAGGTTACTTTCTTGACAGGTAAGAGGCAAAACGTAGCTAGGATGGTGGATGCCTACTCTCCCGTAACTAAAAATATTAGGCTTAGAAGCTCCATCAGTGGTTTGGCTGTAGGAGATAAATTAAATGCGATCGCTCGTTGCGATAAGACTCTAAAAGCCTGTTTGGAATTTGACAATGCGGCTAACTTTGGCGGATTTTGGCATGTGCCGGGGATTGATAAGGTAGCGAGAACCGATAGGTAAGAAATAAGAAATAAGAAATGGGTTAGAGCTTGGATTCGTTAGCTAGAGAGGATTGGGTGCTGCTGTAGTGAATGAAAGTTTTGCGGGTGCTACGGTCCCAATCTTGACGAAATTTGATTAAATCTTTGTCAGTTCTCCATTCAAACAAATCGATATTCAGAAAAGTGATGGATTTGTCGCTCGGCTGACCGTATTTATTCTTCAATGTGTCAAGTAGCGTTTCATTAGTGCCAGAATCATCTGTCAGGATCATGAAAACATCGCTTAGACTATTGCTCTCGTCAAAAATATAGCAATTGGCAAATTTGAACCCACCAGCTTGCCAGCTAGAAACTATATATTTCGGTGTTTTGCCGATAGCCCACACTGCTGCTAGCAAATTATCGCACCTATAGCTCAATGCATTGTAGTCACTTTTTGTGATCGCAATAGGGGCAGTTTGTCTAAATTCAGCTTGGCTCATACCCCATTTGGTGAATTGCCAGTCGGCGCGCGCAGGTGCGGCAACAGCTAATGCTAAGGCGATCGCCCCAATAAGTGTTTTTTTCATTTGGACAACGAATATACTACATATCCCAGAATATCCCACTAAAAACAGAAGCCCTGTGATTTAAATCTCAGAGCGTCAACTTTTTCCGTTTTCAGCTCAACAGTTTAACTGTCTTTTTCCCCACATAGTCTCCATCAAAATCATAAAACCTGGGAATTTCAAAATTCACTTGCTCAAGGGTTACTTCTCCTTGGATTTGGGCTTGTTGCCGCCTCACCTGCTGCACCGCAGAAAAGACAGTGGTAATAAGTTTTTTGGCTTGGGTAGTTGGCTGTTTGAGGTTGTGCTGTCTAATTGCCACCTCGAAATATTCAAAGTCTGGCTGCATGGAGGATGGTTCAACTCTGGGATCTTGATAAATTAAGCATTCGATCCCTCGTCCATCCACTACCTCAAAGCGGATATTATCCGGCACTTGTGGCGGCACAATCCGAATGGCAGGACTCCTACCTACGGCAATACCACTACTGCCCATTAGCACGTATTCTCCTAGCTCTTGAGCCAGCAGCAGTTTCAGGGCATCTCGTAGCTTTTGCGAATGTGTTGATTCCAAAATTCCTTAGCTCCAGGCGATCTCAATTAACTTTGCCCTTGCAAAAACTTATCAACTTCAGCATTTCCCGTCGGCTCCAGTGCCTTCGTGAAACAAATATTAATTGCATTACGGATCTTGCCTAAACTAGTAGTTGTATCTAAATCCAACCAAGCTTCAGTACTATTTTTGACCGTTTTCAAGATTTGACAATCACCATAAAGCACGTACTTGTCAGTTTCGTCTTTGTACTTGGCAAAATAATCTTTTACCTTGTCTCCCAATCCTAGTTCAGTGGCACGAGCAATCAACCAAGCGAGGATTGTCTGACGGCGTTTAGTGGTAATATCTGCGCGATCGCTAATGTTGGGAAACTCTTTAGGGAGGAGTTTGAACTCTTCGGACAAACTACCATCTTCTTTGTAGAAGTAAATTTCTTTAACCCTACTTAAAGGCAATTTGCTTTTTGCATCCCAACTATATCTATATCGTTCAAAGACCACAGGTAATGCGGGTATTGACTCTTTTGTCTGAGGATCGACAGATTGATAATACACCTGAGCAACCCGCAAGCCAAAGTAGTCTATGGTTTTCGTGGTTAAGCCAACTAGCAAATCAGTGTTGAAATTTATGTCATTCGGAAAGCGATCGCGCTCGATATTGCGATCGCTAGGGAGTAAGTTATTAACCCGATAACCAATTATCGCAGGGACTGGTTCAAGTTCGCGATCGCTTAAATCTAAAGCACCATTTTCTTTTTCCCACTGTCGCAGGTCGATCACCAAGCTGTCGCTCTCATCAAAAGACTTGTCAATAGGGTCAAAAGGCAAGGGTATTTTCAAATCTTCAATCACCACAAAGACTATACTGACCCGTCCATTTGAATCATAAACTAATTCGTACATAGGTATAGGTATCAAAGCCTTATTTTTTTTGTTTGAACAAAATAACTTAGATTTTTAGTAGGCGTTCCCGTTCTTGTTTCGACTAAAGCGATCGCCAAAGGAATGCCCGTGGAAACATCTACCACAATATTGATAGGGACAATTGCCCGAATCCAGTTATTTGCAACTAAAGCCAGATTGGTAAAAGTATTCAGGTTAAAAAGTACCGTAGAAGTACCGTTGTTTATCTGCGTTACCGCCACATTAATATTATTCGTACCAGATGCTGTAGTATTTTGTATTGCAGCTATAACAATATTGACTAGCAGTAGTTTGAAATTAGTTGTAAGAGGATGGACTGTAGTATTGAGAGTGGCATTGAGAGCAGTGGTATTGGAGTTATAGCCAAAATTGCGAACCTCCTCGGAGATCCAAAAAACGCCACTGTAGATCCAAGTTTCGATGAAATTATCGGCATTGTCAAACTCTACCCAGCGATCGCCTTTGATAGGAGTAACAGGGAAAGGCGCAGCGCCTATGTATTGACGCTTGCCTCCAATTATGATTGATCGATCAACGACTTCAAGTGTTCCCTTTTTCAAAATATTAGCCTACTATCACAGCCCACCAAGTACCTGAGATCGTACCGTAAGCAGTCAAATCTACAGTCATAGTAGTTGAACTAGTCGCGGTATAGTCGTCTGCCTCAATCCGTTTATTGTTATTGTCAAAAATTTGAATCTGACAAAACTGAGTTCCGATATTGTGATTGATAGTCAGAATTCCCGAACTTAAAGCAGTATTCGTAAATCCGAGTCTAAAGACTTTAGTTTGGACTAGATCTGCGCCTAAAGTAACTCGTCCGTAAGCGTCTACCGTGACGCTATTGTAGGTGCCTGGCACTACCCCGTTAGTAGCTAAATCGATACTATCGGCATTGGCAACAATTCTCCCAGGCGTACCTACAACATCCAACTGGTTCCCAGTTTTAGTTAAACCAGAACCGCCAATGATCGCGCCGACTCCCGTGAACTGAGAGAAATTTAACGCTGTAGTACCGATAGTGATCGTCCCATCGGTAGCCAAGATCCAACCCGAATCCGCATTTTGCGTTCCTTCTTGGACAAACAAATACATTGCCGAACTTATTTCAGTCCCAGAGTCGGCATCTGTTGATCTTGTCCAAGCTCCAGTAGCGGCAGTATAGATGCCGTTTTGAGAGGCGGTAGTTTGGTTTTTAACTAAAACACGATTACCTGCTACTAAGACTATTCCGTCAATTGCCTGTAAGCCCGTCAGAGCAATGTTTGCTGTGGTGGCTGCGCGAACGGGGAGTTTGACCGTAAAGCCTTGTACAGTCGAGTCTACATAGTTTTTAGTGGCTCCGTCTTGAGCAGTAAGAGGTTCGGCAAGGTTAGTAATCCTTTGATTGTTTAGATTAAAACCAGTCGTTGGAGCAGCCCAGTCACTTAGCGACGGTAAACCAACCCCAAAATCACCTACAACTAGGTTCCGAAAAGTTGGGGCTGCTGCTGCTCCGCTAACGGGAGATGCAAGAATTAAGTTTGCATTTTGATTATTTATACTTAAGTTGACAAACCCTGGTGTTTGACTGCTCGTTAAAATTTGATTTAAAGGAGCAAGTACAGGGACATTAACTATTGGTTGAAAATAGCTCTCTTGCCCAGCGCTGTCCCGTTGCACCCCTAAGGTACCAATAGGTAAAGCAGGAGGTAAACTGATATCGTAATTGGTAGCCAGAGCAGTAGGTGCTTTTACGCCAATGCGGTTTGTACCCCGTGCTAACTCAAGTAAGCCGTGTTTAGCCATATATTAAAACCTTATAATTTCCGTTAATCGGTGTGTAAGCTGATAGGTCAATGGCGATGACATTTGCATCTATCACCGTTATCTCCCCAGGGAAAATCTGTTCTCCAGTTTCGTCAAAAACTGATACTGATGTTGCTATAGTTCCCAAATTGTGTGCGGCAATATAAATTCCCGAAGCATCAATATCCGCGTTGGAAAAGGTACTTTTGTAACCTGTCGCGGCTGAGTCAACCAATACTCTTAGTTCTGTCAACTCCTGGGAAAGCTCGGCTAACTCATTTTGTAATGCTTGATTGTTAGAGGGATTATAGAATTGCACTTGCGATTCTCCCTTTAGCAACAAAAGCTAGTCCAGCAGTGGCGGAGGCTATGGAGATGCGCTTATCAGCCTCTCCTTGCTCTAAAACTACTATTCCTCCTGGTTCAATTACAAAACTCACCCCTGGTACTGCGTTCGCATCGACATTTAAAATGATTCGACCAGTACTGATATTTTGTAGAGTTACGCGATCGCGACTAGGATTGGCGCTACAGAGGTCTTGAGGAGTATTAGCCTGAATAATCGCGCCTGAATAGTCAGGATTGCTATAGCTTATTGTGCCGATGGTGGGTGGAGTATTCGTGCCTGATTCGACAGCCTCGGCAATACGAAGCAGCAGTTGAATTTCGTTTAATCTAGGGGGCATTAGGACAGCCTCCTGCTTAATTCTTGTGCCATGGTGTTTTCTAGGTTGATATAGCGCTCTCTGGCAACTTTTGTCCAAGGACGAGCCGGCTTCTTCTTGCCTGAATCGGTTTCATAACCTTCATGGACATCAGCAGCGTAATCAATTAGGTAGAAGTAAAATCTGATGCCAATCCCTTTGACGGATACCAGAGAGCGTTCTAATTCTCCTGTATCCACAATGTCTCTGGGAGATGTGACCTCCTTGCCGCTTTTGCGTATCGTAGTGGTGCTATCCCATCTGTAAATCGGAGCATGAAGGGCTTTGATCTGAGCATCTTGATATTGATCCGCAGTGGCTTCAAAGGCATCATTGATTGCTTGATTAAGCTCTTGGTAATTAATCATCAATTGCTCCTCCAGAAATATCCTGTTATTGCTTGCCCCAAAGTTTCTTCAACTAAAGGAATAGGATTATACACAGGCAGAATTTCAAATTTTCCTTGATCCCAAAGATTTACGCCTCTGCGTTTTTGACATTCAACTGTGGCAGGTAGCACTAGACCTGTCGGCAGAGATCCTGGGTCCACAACGTATCCTTCAAAGTAGGTTTTAACCGAATCAACCCCAGCCGAGTAAACAGCATCGGGATCTCGCTTCGCTCTTTTGAGATAGACTTTGTAGTCAGTTGTTATTCCATCGATAGCGATCAAGTTCCCCATTTCGTCTTCACCCAATACATCGAGCATAGGGATTGCTAAAACGGCGTTGTAAAATTCTGTAAGGGGACTAGTCAAAGCGCCACCTCCCAAAAAAATGCACCGCCAAGTACATCAATCTAGCGGTGATCGGGCTGACTTCTAAGCTGCGACACAATTGCCAAAACAACAGATCAGCTTGGCGTTTGCTGTAGAGTTGCTGGTAAATTTCTCCTGCTGCGTCCCTTCTTAAGATATAGCCAAAGTCATAAAGGTAATCGTGGGCGATCGCCGCTGTATTCCATTTGCCAAATTGCCACCAAAAAAAGGGCAACGGAACACTGGCAAGGTCGGACTTGTAGCCTTTGGGCACCACTAAAACAAACTCGTCAACCTTTGCCTCCCAATCGCGAGAGAGGATAAACTTTTTGCCGTTTTCCACTGCCAGATAAATTGGCGCTCCATCGCAAATGACTTCTACCATATGACGGTGGTGGGGTAAGATGTTGTGCCTGAAATTGTCGAGTCGCCTCTATTCCAGCGTAAATTGAGCAGGTTTGCTAGCTGCTGACGCAAGTTGGCATAATTTAGGTGCAAGCCTTTGGCTCTAGCGCCAGCTTCCCATTTCACTACATCCGCTTGGATCAGGGCATGATTAGTGCTACCTAATTCGGCTTTTAGCTTGGTTTCGGCAATCGTTAATTCTGCCAAAAGCTCGTTCACTTCCAGCAGGATATTCTCGTCCGCCTCTGCCTCTGCCAGTGCGGCATGAACCGTCTCAGCATCCTTAATTGACATATTGAGGTACTTGATTACTTTCAGGTAAGTATTTTCAGGAAATGGCATGGGAGGAAGGGGAGATAAGAAATAAGAAGTAAGAAAGGGGAAATAAGAAGTAAGAAGTAAGAAATAAGAAATAAGAAAGGGGAAATAAGAAGTAAGAAGTAAGAAATAAGAAATAAGAAAGGGGAAATAAGAAGTAAGAAGTAAGAAATAAGAAATAAGAAAGGGGAAATAAGAAGTAAGAAGTAAGAAATAAGAAATAAGAAAGGGGAAATAGGAGATCTCAACTATGGTCAGGAGCTACGCTCTTTTACTTCTTACCTCTTACCTCTTATTTCGCCTAAGCAGGCACACAACCCCGAATTACATAGATTGCCTTTTCTTCTTGAGGTACAGGGAATCCAACTCCTTGACCCTCTGCATCGATGTGGACAGGTTTTTCCTCACGGGGGAACAGTTTAATCACATCACCTGGTGCTGTTTCTCCCTGACACAATCCGACGGCATAATAACCCAACGTGTTGTACATCAGCATGTCCTGACCGTCAGGCACAACTAAAGCTTGCTCTCTGGGGGTAGAACCAATCAAGACAAAAGCGTCTTTAGGGATAAACGGGAAAAATCCCTGTTCGGTGTTATAACCGTTGTTATATTCAGTGATAGGCGGAATGCCTTGCTGAGAAAGAATTTGATTGATCTGGGCGTTGGTGGTAACTCCCGTCACAGGATAAACAGCGTTATTGATCGTATCTACGGTCATTCCCCCAGTGCGTCTTTGGACGATGGCATTAGAGCGCATCGCCGAAAGGGGAGCATAACTAGATACTGCTGCCTGAATTTGCCCATAGCCGAGGGATTTAAGAACATCTACTCCCTTGAAAATTTCTTCCAAAGGATCGAAGGTATTGTCGCTCCAAAAAGCAGGTGAAATGACGCGGTTACTCGCAGGTGCATCAATAGTGACGGTGTAACTTTGACCGTTGGCTTTATTGACATTAACGACGGAATTGACAATTGCTTCCCAGCGTTGTTTTTCCTTCTTATCCAAAAGGGCATATTTGATCATGGTGTCGATCATCGAGATCATCTTTGATCGAGCACCAGTCATGTTATTTTCGTCTAGCATCTCGATGATGGCATCATAAGCGGGTCCTTCGATCGCCCGCTTGGCATCAAAGTGACCCATGGCGACTTCAGTAGATGCGGATTGGCTGAATTCCCTTTTCATCGCTGGATCGTAGCGTCCCGAATCTTCCGCGATAATCGTGCGAAAGCGTACTTCTTCTTCGACGACGATGTTGTTTTTGCTTTTCGTTTGCAAGACTTCTGGGAAAAATCTTGCTCCTAAGTAGGTTTTACGCCGTAGTTCCGAGCCGAATTGGACAAAAGGGTCACGGGCGATACGGGTAATATCGCCATCCTTTTTCATTAGATTGAGTAAGGTAATTAAATCCATGATTAGTGGGTAGTGGGTAGTGGGTTTAGGAAATAAGAGGTAAGAAGCAAGAAATAAGAAGTAGCTTCGCGTCAGTCGCATGGAGTAAGAGGCAAGACGATAATTCTTTTACCTCTTATTTCTTATTTCCTATTTCTTATTTAGATGACCTCGTATAAGGCGCGAATTTTTTGTTTAGTGGTGGCGCTCATAGTGCTATAGCCTGGGAGGGATCTTTCTAACACCTGACAACCTCGGCGATATAAAGAGCATTGCCCATCTGAGCCTAAAAATTTGTCATCAAAATCTACATCAAAGAGTAGAAGGTAAATCTGAGTATCGGTGGTGAGGTTAACGGGACCGAAACCGATTCCTAGATCTTTTTCGGCAAACGTCCGCCCAACTAGAGTCCCTGCGTAAACAATATTGGTACCATCGGCATTAGGGAGGGCGAATTCAGATTTCTGGAGAAAACTACCTCCTGCTAGTAGCGCGTGGCGGTCAAGCTCATCTTGTGCCCAGATCGGGGAAGTGTTTTGAGTGGCGGTTTTATTAATTCCTGGCATGGCAAGTTAAGTTAATTAGCTGAAAGAAATTTTGGCACTTTGTAGTTTTGATCGAAGTAATTGTCGATCGCGCTACTAGTTTTTTCCTCCTCCTCCTCCTCAGAATCACCAGCAGGAGTTTGTTGGTGAGGTGGAGTTTTGGGCAGATTTTTATTAGCGCCGGCGGCATAAAGAGCAGGGATGAAAGCTGCTTTATTTTGCTTTACCCACTCTTTTAAAGACTGATTCTTGACTGTGACTTTCCCCGCTTCGATCGTCACCTCTTCCGTGCCCAGAACTGCCTCTAAAACTGTGGCATTAACCTTTTCGATCTCGGCAACAGAACGAATCAAAGCCTCTCGACTGTTAAGGGCGATCGTTCCCTGCAAGGTGACATTTTCAGCTTTGAGGGTTTCTCGCTCGGTATTTAAAGCGGCGATCGCCGTATTGGCAGCGTTTAATTTTTCCTCGGTGGAACCCTGATCAATACCCATGGCAGTGGTAAGAGTATCGATCTGGGTAGTCAGATCCTTGATTCTAGACTCTTGCTCATTACCCAATTGGGCTACATAATCTGTCAAACCCTGGGCTACTGCTTCGGCGTTTTCCATGCTCGATTTTTGAATCGCGGCAATGATTTGAGTTAATTTCATGGGCTTTGTAAACGATGACATCTCTAGATTGCCCAAAATAGCAGCTAAAATCGTGGTCGCCAATTGAGAAAAAGGAACAGCAAAAATGGGCAATGTTCTGGGGGTACATGGAGGCAAACAAAATAAACAAAGAATTTTATTGCTGTTGCAAGCAAATCCCCTCAAGGAAATGAATGTGGCTGAGATATCCCAGACTCTTGGGCTGAACCAAACTAGCGTTAGAACTGCTCTCCATGAGTTGACTCGTAAACATCAAAATCTCGTGTTTTTGGCAATTACTAAGAAACAACATTGTTGGTATTGGAGAAATTGACTTGGAAAAAAACACAGTTGCCGAGCGGGCTTGGCAATATTACATCGGCGATCATCTTCAGTTTTGGAATGGTCCGACCTTGCCCGAAGAACACCCGATGTTCCAGAAAGTAGAAGATGAAATTAAACGGCTGTTTCGCATTTACAATATCTGCGCGGAGGTGGTAGACATCTATACCGCAGCATTGGTAGGGAAGCCGTTTAGCTGGTCATTAAAGGATGATCAGGGCGAAACAAACGAAGAAGCTAAATCCCTGATCGAAAACTGGTTTGAGTGGCAAAGTGAGGTGGGCATTGATGCGGATTTGGGCGATCCAATTTCCAATTGCATCACTCAAATGCTGGTAAGAGATCAAGGTAATGGTGCAGGAGTAGGTTATCTGCGACTTTATCAACCTGATATTTATAGCAACTTAGAACCTTACCAACGGGTGATCTTCCATGCTCCCGCGCCAGGTACTGTAAAAGCTGAACGCAATGTCCATGGCATCCTCTATAAAGCTTCCTATGCTTACGGCAAGGGGGAAGAGGAAGAATATGAGTTGCAAGAGGATGGAACTACAAAGATTACCAATCTTAAAACCAACGAAACCAGTATTGCTGATTTTGGCGGCAGACTCCCGATCATTGAAATGAAAGGCAGATCCCTGATTAATGAAGCGGTGCAGCGAGGACAAGATGCGATTAATAAAACTCTAACTATTAAGGATATCAATGTTGAGAGTGCTGGCTTTCTTGAGCGGATCTTACTTAATGCCATGCAACCTGGCGAATGGGTGGAAAACGATGACGGCACGAAATCTTTTAAACCAAATCCCCAAGGACTGAATATGGGTGCAGGATTGGTTACCTTTGTCTCAGGGATGCCAATCGGCGATCCTGATGCCCCCGAAGGCTATACCAAGCCAGAAGTTCGCTACCGCGATCCTGTTCCTGTGGAAACTTTTCGCGATAGTGTGGCGATCGATATTGCCACAATCTATTTTCAGACAGGATTAGCTTATCTCCTATCTTCAGGGGATGGCAAAATTTCTGGCAAATCTCGATTAACCCTCAAGGAAGACTTTTTGGTGCGACTGCGTACCTACGAAAGCAAAATTGAGGCAGCGATCCGCAAGCTTTTGGTGATCGTCATGAAAAATTTAGAAAGTGATTATCCCTTCTTCAAAGGATATAAGCCCGTGGTGGAGCTTAACTTAGCTGTGACCCCTCTCCCTGAAGAGCGACAGCAAAACCGCGAAGATGTAAAGGCGGGAATTATGTCGATTCCCACTGCGATCGCAGCTAATGGGAGAGAGGTGCAAAAAGAGCTAGTGGATATTGAAAAGTACTTGCCGCTGTTGGGAAAACTCTATCAGGCGGGAAATCGTAATCAGAGTGGTGATACCAGCGCTCAGGAAAATATCGATGACCGTTTGCGAGAAAAAGCCAAAGGGAATACCTCAACTAGTTGACTAGCCAAAAAAAAATGGGAATACTAGTCTCAAAAGCTAGACAGAATAATTAAAGGAGAATTTTTATGGTTGGTTTAAAAGAACGCCTCGATATGACGGATATGATCGTTTGTAACGAGGAGATTCGGCTGTTGGTGGGTAAAGCAGTTTCTCCGAACGCGAAGTACGTTCCTGAAATTGGGCAGGATGTAGTTTTAACCGCTGCGATCTTAGTAGGAGCAACTTTTGTTACCGTAGAACCCCTAGAGGAAAATATTAAAGCGGGCACAATCTTAGCTTTCAAGAATCCAGCGGGGACAACGCTAGGATCGGTGACCGTTTCAATTCAGCCAGAAAGAAAAGATACCAGAATCTATATTTCTCCTGTTGCAACTAGCGCAGTTAATGCCTCGAACGTAGCCAAAACTGTTGGTGTAGAACAAACTCTAACAGTAGGAACTGCTGTAGCTGCTGGCGCTCGTTCGATAACTTTGGCGGCTCCCTTAACCAATTGGATTGAAAAAGGACGAGTTCTTTCTTTTGAAAACGGCGTGGATGTAGTGGTTAAAAACCGTACTGAAGCTGGAATTTCTACAATTTCGATTGAACCTGCACCGTTCCCCTTGGCGGTAGGCGACGATGCCATTCTTGAAAATTATCTCGAAGTCCTATCAATTAACCAGGTGGATGATAGTTCTTCTGCCAACACTCTAAACGAACGAAACTACCGCTCAGGTTCGGGTACAGGTAAAGCCGTTACCTCTTATTCTGATACTGTGACCATTGGTGGCAACTATATCAAAGGTGACTTTGCTCTCTTTAGACTGTATAACAACAAACAAGATGCCAAACTGCGGGGCTATATTAACCACTGTCTGATTATTGAGCCTGAAGGTGGACAAGACTTGCGAGGCATGATGTGGCTCGGTCAACACGGCAATACTCGTCCTAATGACCAAACCAAGAAAATTTCCGCCACTTTAGAAGTTGATGGTATCTTGGGCAATACTTTGGTGCCTCGTCGTATTTTTGAGTAGATCTTGAATTACCAATTTTTAACCAACGCGAAAAAATCCCTCTACCTAATTAATTGTCAGGTGGAGGGAAATATTTTGTCTTACGGGATTGGGGTCTTTTTGCCCAATTTACCTCCAGAGCAAAAACTAATGTCAACTCCAGACAAGACGGTTAATATAGTTCTCAGTTCGGAACAAATTACCCCCAAAACCCAGATCCGATTTAATGGAGAATTCCAGATCAATGACTGAAACGATTACAAAACCGCCCTTTTCTCTTGCTGACTTAACAGAATTAGAAAATCATCAAATTCTTGTCTATCCTGATAATCAACATTGGCTGGCAGCGATGAGAGATCGTGTTTCGGCTCATCCAGAGGACACTACCCCCGCAGGGAAATTGATGAACAGTTTAGTAGAGTTGGGTTCTGATAACTGGGGTTTTAGTCTGCCTAAGAAATGTTGTTTATTTGTCGCAGAAAGACAGGCGATCAAAAGCCAGACTGCCGCTAGGGACAAGGCTGTAGCATCATATTTTCGCTTGATCCAGAAGATTGCCAAAGCTCTTAAAAAACCTCAGCAGGAGGTTGCTCAACTAGTAGCCCGTTCCTTTGAAAATTTGGATATCTTAGATGCGTGGCTAGAAGAAATTACCTCCGCCACTAGCCAATTACAAGCAACTGATACAGACGTGGCAACAGTCACCGTCATGATTCAGCAGCGACTAAATAAGCATTGGACGGAATTTGATACTTTAGCCTTGCCTGAAGCTCTTTTCAATACCTTCTTGGATTACGTCCAAGGAGAGGAAACCGCTTGGAAAGAACCCGAGGTGGAAGCAGAAGAGGGGGTATTCGAGGCTGATATCACAGAAGTTTCAGAGGGAAAGCCAACACCCGTACTCAAGGCAGCAGCAGAAGCGATCTAGAGTTTGACCAGTATCTCGAAAAACTAGAAACTTACGAACCTCCAGACTGGGAAGAAATTTTCCTCGATTTTCTCCACTGGGGGTTATGTACTATGGAAAACGCCCTAGAGCAATTTTGGCGGCAGCCAGATCAGCGAATTTTGCGGATTTGGATCAGCATCAAACGCCGTCGCCAAGAGGACATTAATAGTCACAGCCTTACCTGTGCGAATCTAATTGCCACTTTGGTTTCCTTCCTGCGCTCCTTTGGGGAAAATAACCAAGATCAACCAATCAGAGAAGACTACCTACCTTTCAGGTTCATTGACTTTAATAGTCCTAAATACCAACTTCAGCGCAAAATTACCCCAGACACATTGGCGATCGCTCGTGAACTTCTGAATGAAGGTACAATGCCACCCCGCATTGTGAAGGTGTTGTATGGGGTGGAAGGGATGATGGAGTTGCTGGAAGAAGAAAATAAGAAATAAGAAGTAAGAAATAAGAAGTAGAAGGTAGATTTTGTCTTCTACTTCTTGATAGAATCGAAATAACTACATAACGATTCTAAAAATGAATAATAACACTTTTATACAAGATAGAACTAGAGCTTTTGGAGTTAGAGTAATCAAAGCTTACTCTGAACTCAATAAGCGCAAATATGACGATGCTGGGAAAATACTATCTAAACAATTCTTAAGGAGTGGAACAAGTATAGGAGCTAACTTAGCAGAAAGTCGCTTCGCCAGATCTAAACCTGATTATATCTCAAAAATATCCATAGCTTTGGCTGAAGCATCTGAAACAGAATATTGGATTAAAATGATGATTGAATCAGACATTATTTCAGAACAAAAATTTGATTTGCTTCTCAAAGAATTAAATGAAATAATTAGCATTTTGGTAACAACGCTTAACAAGTTAAAAAACAAGAATTAACTCTTACCTCTTATTTCTTACCTCTTATTTCTTACCTCTTGCTCCTCTCCTGCATCAACTTTTGCCGTCTGGCAATCTGGCTTTCAGTGGCGCGGAAGCTATCAGCATCTTTAGCAGAGACGTTCACAGAACTACTGAAGTTGTTAATTATTGTTGCTGCGCCCCCTGAGCCAATCATGCTTTCACTGCCATAGCGGAAGTTCTCAACTTTTGATGATTGGTAGCCTGAGTTTTTCATCTGACTCCACTGCCCGTTATTTCTTAACCGCCGCACCAGTTGGGCATCACCAGTTAAATCTGACAAGACCACTTCCCCTTTATGGAGTACGGCGGGGAAGGCATCGGGATGGTTTTCTTTACGGATAGCTTCGTTTAGTCCTTTAGCCAAGGCGACATCTTTGGTATCTAGCCCTTGACTGGCATGGGGAATGACCATTGCTTCGGTGTCGCCTCCTTCTCTGAATCCAAATATGAGGGGGATGAAATTGGATGCGGCTCCTATAACTGGACTCCAATCAAAACCACCTCCCGTCGGAGCAGCAGCTTTACCTTGCTTTTGACCCACAGCACTTGCCGCCGCACCTGCTCCTATCCCTAGCACCTCGCCCCAGTTCAGACCTCCCTTTTGCTTAGTCTTGCCGCTGATATCCACCCCAGAGGAAGGTTTAGCAATTTGTTGGGTTACTCCAGCTAGCGCCTCGCCCCAGTTCAAACCACCTTTTTGTTGAGTTTTGCCAGTGATATTAACGCCCTTATCTGAATCTCCAAAGATGATTCGCAGTAGCTCATTTTTGGCAAAAGCCATCAGGATTTGAGCTAGGGAATTGAGGATGGAAGTGGCAAAATTACGCCAAGCATCGCTGGCTCTGACAGATTTATCTAAAAAGTCATCTAGCAAGCCATTGAGGGCTGGTTGTAAAACCTCGTCAAAGATATTAGCTAACTCGCTGGTTTGGAGATAAAGCTTATCTAATTTTGCTTCGTTGAGATCATCCAGAGCCTTTTTAGCATCCTTATAAGATTGTGTGAGTTCGCCGTTCTTACCTTTTAGCTGATCCAGTCCCTTTAGTTTTTGCTCGTATTCCAGGGCGATTTGCTGTTTCCCAAGTTCTCTAGTGGGGCGGTTAAAAGTCAAATCGTGGATAAACGATGGAGCCAGACTCTTGCGTTCCTCCAAGGCATCTGATTTCATCCCTAACAAGTCCGCCCGCTTCTGGAAATCCAGTTCCAGAGTTTTATCGTTTTGAGCCTGAGCTACCGCAGGGCTGATTTCAACCTGGAGACTTCTCACAATTTTGTTATTGGCGATGAATTGATCAACATCCTCCGTTAGGGTTTTAGTGTAAAAAGCTAATACATCTTGGGCTTCCTGATCCCCTGCTTTGGCTTGCAAGTCTAAAAGTCCGCCTTCAGCGATCAGAGCTTCATAAGCCTCAATGCCCTGCATCAGTTTAGACTGTTCCTCTTGCAAAGAATCGATGCGACTCTGATAATCCGAGCGCACATCTTGCCCTGCAAAATAGATTTCCTCTGGTTGTGATAGATAGCCTTTGGCACCGGCACTAAACTTTTGCAAATCGTAGTCGCGATTTCTGTTGGCGCGATCTCGATCGCGACGATTTTCTCCTACTTCTTCTTGTTTCTGATCTAAGCCACTGTAGAGGTTTGCCAAGGCGATCGCCTTTTCTTGTTCTGTGACTTGTTGTTGTTTGGCTCTTTTTTCCTCTTCTAGCTTCAGTAGTTCATCAAAAGTCTTTTCTGCTTCCGCCTCTTTACCTGTAGGAGCTGCGACACCAGGCAAAGGAGTTGGGGGGGCAGTAGGAGCGGCTAAATTGCCACTGGTAGGTAAGGGGATCGGCGTAGCGTTAGGTATTTGAGGCATTGGCGGGAGCGCGGGAGTATAGGGCACAGGGGGCGCTGAAGGCAATACCCCAGAAGTAGGCAGATTTTGTGCGGAAGGCGGTACAGGAATAGGAGGCTTGACGACAACCGCGTAAGTTTTAGCCAGTCTTGCCTCGTTCCTGCGGCGGTTGGCATGAGTACTAGAATCAGTGGCGGCGATCGCCGTGGCAATTTTTTCCTTGTCCCCTGTTTTTGCCACTTTGACTAGGGTGCTGGTTAAAGAACCACGGTTATAAGCCACAGAGAGCAGTGCCGCTTGGACATTAGCATCTAGGGCTTGCCAATATTCCTTGCCCATTTGAGAGATAATCACCTTTTCAAAACGGGGTAAATCGTATTTAAGCAGTTGTGTTTCTGCTGCTTCTTTAGTGATAGTTGAGCCTTCTTTATAACTATTCGACTGATTGCCCTTATATTCCGTGCCGTAACCAACTCGCCAAGCGTTAGTATCCCAATAAGCATTGGTGCGGAATCCTTCTTCCTGCCGCAACAGATTGGCTGCCCGTTGGTAACTGTTCCCTGTTACTTCGATTCCAGTGCTGGCTTCGGAGCCGCTGGTATTTAGTTGAGTTCTTATTTCCTCAGCTTTGGCATTTAAGGTCTGAGCCAATTGATTGAGGGCGGAAATCAAATTATTACCTTGCCCTGCCACCTGAGTACTAATACCATCCAGACTGACCCCCAATTCTGCTGATTGAGTCGTAATGTCATACCACTTGTCCAGGTTATCCTCCCAGAGGCGTTTTTGTTGAAGGTTAAAGTCTTCCAAGTCTCGTTGCAGGGAGCGCATCTGCTCTAAGTTACTGGCTTCCAGTTCCAGCTTCTCCGTGGATAAATCCCTGATGGTGCGGCTATTCTCTAGAGCTTGAGTTTCTAAATCCAAACGAGACAGATCCTGCTCCAGTTGGATTGTCTGATCAGGCTGAACTGCCTTGAGGTAGTCGGCGTAAAGCTGCGCTACATCCCTGCCAATGCCCTGTTTAGCTCCAAACTGTTTAATGATCGACAGATCAATTTGATTGTCGAAAATTTGCTTGTCTAACTGTGCCAAGTCAAGCTGGGCTTGGATTATCTGTTTTTCCAACCCTGAGATAAAATCATCATATTTCTCTTGCAGATCCCTAGCCGAACGGGCAATATCCTTTTGCGCCTGTTGCAGACGCAAGGGATAGTCTTCGATAAATCTTTGTCGTTCAATCTGATTATCCTCCTGGGAACGGGCATAATCCTTTACCTTGCTGGCTAGGTCGCGGTAACTATCAATGTTCGACTTAAGCTGATCCGTGTAATCATTCGCCGCTTGAGCCGCATTTTGATTCGCCTCAGCAGCATCACTCGTCTTCTGGGCGTAAAGTCCCAAAGAACTTAAAAACACAGCGAGGTCATTATCTCCTTCTTCCGAAGCTTGTTCTGATAGACTTGCGAATGTTTCAGGATTCACGTTTAAGAGTTCAGGTAGTTTCGACTCAAAAATGTAGTCAAAATCATAACCATTTAAACCTTCACTATAATCCTGTGGCTTAACTAGCCCTAGAGCAAAGAGAGCATTCTGCTTGAAAGAAGAATCCTGGTTGAGGATTTTACCTTTCTGCTGATCTGCTAAAGAATTCGCGTTTTCTGCCGTAGCAAAGGCAGCTTCTTTTTTTCGCAAAGGAGTCCTAGTCTGTAGTTCTAAGGGGCTAATCTCCCCAGCCAATTTAGCGTTGATATCATCTACGGTGTTTTGACTCAAGGTGCCCTCAATCATCCAAGTTTGATTATCAAACTGTTTCTGGAGATTCTTGAACTCCCCTTCAATGTTGGTGGTGACACCTTGAAGAATCGCCTCGTAGGTTTCTTTGTTAGCAAGTTGAACGGCAATCTGCACATTAAGATCTTCCAGCGTTTTGTCGTAAACCCCCTGGGTAATGTTGTCATTGTCGATCTTCTCAGTCAGCACTGTTTTTTGGGTATTAAGTTGTTCGAGATCCTTGTTAGCTAAGAGGATTTTTTCTGCCACTGGAGAGAGGAGTTCTTCCTGTCTTTTCTTCAAATCGGCTCGTTGATTTTCGATTGCAGATAAGGCTTCATAATCGCCATTGTTAGTAGCCACTAATCGTTGGGCGTTCAGGTAGGATTGTTCACCCCGATTCTTGCTCAAGTTATCCTTAGTCAGGTCGAAATCTTCGGTGCTTATGCCGTCGGCGATGGATTGACTCAGTTTTTGGCTTTCTTTGATGGAAGTTTGGATATCACCAACGGCAGCAATTTGGTCTAGCCCACTAAAGTCAAAGGGATTCGGAATTGTTAGTAAATTCTTTTTTAGACGTTCAAAGTAACTAGATGAGGCGAAACTCTCACTATACTTTTTAGGGTCAGTGTCCTTGTCATTTTCTTCGTTCAACTTCTTGGCAACTTTTGCCGCCGCCGTACTCTCTTCGATGCCCGCATTCAAAGCTCTAAACACAGCATAGATCCCTGCCATGATCACCGTACTGGGTCCAAAGGCTGCCCACATTGCTTTGGCTGCGCTAGCAGTCAAAGCGATGGCATTCCTCATTACCCCCAGTCCTCGCACCATCAGGCTGGGGCCAGAAATTGCAGCAGCTCCTGTTTGTTGGGCCAGCAGCTTCATCAAGAAAACGTTATCGGTGGTCTGTTGTCCCAATAGCTTCATAATCAAGACATTGGCTTTGGTGGCAGTAAACACCGCCGTCATTGACTTGACCCACTGCCATACTGCTCCTACCACTATCCCCGATAAGATTAGCGCAATCAATTCTGAGTTATGAGCTACTACAGTCAAAATCGCATTAGCTGCTTGTAGCCCAGGAGTCAGAGCAGGGATGATCAATTCACCGAGGATAGTTTTTAAATAATCCACGTTGGCGGTGATACGTTCTAGTTCCGCTCCAAAGCTCCCAGCCGAGATCTCCAAAATAATCTGCGAATCGATTTCATAAAAGTTTGCCATCCGCGTCAGCAGTTCATCGGCGGGAACCAACCCCGCCTTGAGTTGAGCAGTAAAAGCTTCCATATCCATGCCCATCGCTTGGGCTGCAACAGCAAAACTTCCTGGGAGCGCTTCCGCGAGCTGTTGTCTAAGCTCTTCACTACCAGCGGTCGATTTTGACAAAAGTTGCTCAATTGCCAAGAATCCTCTGCCTTGTTGTTCGGGGGTAGACTGCTTCGCAGCAAAAGCCTGTTGGAAGCCAGGGAAGATCTGATCTACTACCGCTTCCTTATTTGTCCCCTGGGTAGAAGCGACAAGCCCAGTATAGGCTTCGAGGGATTGCTTAAACGAAGTGCCGTATTCCTGGGAGCTGTCGTAAATCTCCTCAAATACCAGATTGGCATCCTTACCCGCCCCTGCCATGGTTTGTTTAAAGCGTTGGAACTCTCGCTCGTAAGCCACCAAACTGGTAAATCCTGCCACGATCGCATCGCTCAATTCGTAAAAGCCAAAAATCCCTACAGCCGAGATCCCCAGATCCTTCACAAAGTCCACCACTTGTCCAAAGACAGGAGATGCCGCGCTCATTTCATCAATAAACTCGCTAATGCCGCTAAAAATATCCGCCGTGTTTGGGAGACTGTCGATGGTGGCAGCATAACTAGCGTAGGCATCTTCTAGCCCGCCTAAAGGATCTCCCCCCGACTGCATAGTTCTCGCCCAATCGCTACTGGTCGCCACTAGTCCTTCCCAAATCCCTCCTAAGTCCACACTGCCACTGCGGAGGCGGCTCAGGCTCTCTTCTAAACTGGTAAGTCCAGTGTTAGGGATTTCAGTGCCAAAAGTGACATTCCGCCCTAACTGAATATCATCCAAGTCCGCCGTCATGGCTTGCAGAGAATCAGCGATCGCCGATTCAGACAAGTCATCAATCCTAAAAGCCACCTCCAAGGCAGCAGGGTTAGCTAAAGCAGCTTGGAAATTATCCAACCGAGATTCTAAAGCGTCTAGATTTGACAAGAGGTCTGGGTTAGCCGCAAACATCTGTTCAATCTGGCTGCCTGGGATTGCCGCCTGGTCACGAATGTACTCAAACTGTGTTTTCAGGAACTTAGCAGTCTTCTCCCAGTTCGCTCTGGTGCGTTGAGATGGTCCTGGCGACCCTTCAGAGATAAATCTTTGAATGTCATAACCTTTAGTCTTAGCCGCTGCAACAAGAACATCAAACTGTTTGAGTATTTCGGTAGCTGTTTTTGCCCAATGTCCTTGAGCTTTGTCTGCGGGAATGTCAAACTGTCTCTCTAATTTATCAAGAGGGTTGGAGGAGGCGAAATTAAGTGTTCTTAATTGAGAATGGTTGTTGGCATCTTCTAGATTTAGAGTTTCATAATTTCTCCTTTGCCAAACAAGGGGGATGCGATGTTCTAAGGCAGCATCTTGAACAAAGTCTTTAGGATTATTGTTGTTAGGATCGTAAATTTGCTCGATGTTATGAGGTTCGATCTTTCCCCAACGTTGAAATTCTAAATAAGCTTCTCCTTTGTTTAGCATCTCTTCAAACATTGCCAGCAGTTTTGAAGGCTCGGAATAATAGTTCTGTCTGCTTTCTAAACTTGAATCTCCGACAGTTAATGTGGATTTTTCTAGAATTGAAGAATGTAATTTAATTAATAGTGGACTTATTCCTCCATAACCATCAATATCTCCAGAAAACATAGGTTTGTTCTGGTAAGTAGGCAGGATTGCACCGTAGACTGGATTGACATCAGGGCTGGCATAATAAGGTCTTAGTTGATCCTCAATTCCTGCATCCTTCCTAGCAGTGGTACTACCTCTTATTCCATCTATGTCCCTGTATCCAGTTTTATAGCCTTCCTTGAGTATGCTAGACAAATGTTGAGTAGGAATAGCAATATAAGGTTCTAAAGAAAAACCTTCTGGATTATTTTTAAACTCCTCAAAGTTTTCTAATCTATTTTTTCTTCGACCTTCTAAAGGTTTATATTCTTTGGAGCTTGGATAATAAACTTTTTTCTCGTACAGCTTCTCGGCTGCTCTCATTTCTCGCAGAGATTCAGCAAATTTAACATCATAAGCTGACTCAATTTGTGAGCCTGATTGTTTAGCTGCTTGGGCGATCTCTTCCAAGTTATCCTTAACATCCTTCTCGGTGTTATCCCAATGTTCTCTAATTCTCTGTGTAGTACCAGGACTCCCTTCGGAGATAAACCTTTGGATGTCATAACCTTTAGTCTTAGCTTCGGCTGCAAGGATTTGGAAGTTTTTAAGGATATCGGCCGTGGTATTTCCCCAATGCCTTTCGGCATTTACCGCCCCTTGGGTAAATTTCTGCTCTAGGTCCTGGATGTTGCCAAATTTCTGATATGCTTGGAGCGCAGA